ATAGTCGGCGGACAAGGACTCACCCCCAACGCCTGGGCCTTAGCGCAATACATCCAAACCAACTACCCCGGAGTGCAATCCATCGGCGGAGTCCGCCACGACCCACTCCCAGACCACCCATCAGGCCGGGCCATCGACATCATGGTCGGACCCAACACAACCCTCGGCAACCAGATCTACAACGACATCCAAAACCAAACCGGGCGCTTCGGGATCTCATACATCCTGTGGCAGACCGACCCCGCCCACTACGACCACATCCACGTCACCGTCAACTAACCCCACAAACAACTGAAAGGCCCGCCGCCATGCGTGGATTCATCATCCTCACCACCATCCTCGCCGCCATCCTCATCGGCGTCACCGCAGCATCCCGAGCCCAAGCCCAACCCACCACCCAACAACAGTTCCTCGAGGAAGCCAGAGCGGCCGGCTACACCGACAACAACGAAGAGCTGCTCCGCAACGCCTACATCATCTGCGCCGCCCAAACCAGCGCCGATGACGACCTCATCCAACGCGGCATCGACACCGTCCAACGCTGGCTCGGCCAACCCAACAACCCTGAGCGCGACGCAGCATTCATCGCCCTCGCGGAGAAGCACCTCTGCCCCACCCAAACCCAAGGACCGTAGGTAAATCAAGCCTTCAGTTGATCAAGCCTTCAGTTGATCAAGCCTTCAACGACTCAAACCTCATTTCAGGCAGCACCTTCGGCATAACCCACACCTTCAAACCTTCATCAGACAGATGGGTGTAGTCGTTCACGCGGATCAGCAGATCCCCATCGGAATCAAGCCTTTCCCGATAAGCGAAACCTCCAGCGGCGACACCGTCATGCGGGGGGATGCCAGGGTCGAACTCGACAACCAAGCCTTTGCCCAGCTTCTCGTAGAACCCTTTGAGCCGGGAGAGCTTCAGGTAGTCCAAGCCTTCACCGCCGCCGATGATGTACTCGGCGTGGTCACGAAGCCTTTGGAACACGGCGTTCACCCGGAAACGTGAGTCGGTGATCCACGGCCAAACCTCCAAACCTCTCTGACGAGCGGTCAACGGCTTATCACCGCCGTAAGTTTTCACATGCCACGACACAGCCTGCCTGGTCACACCGAACAACTCAGCGATCTGGGATTGATTCAAGCCTTGTGCCTTCAAGCCTTCGATGACGGCGAGGGTCAACGCCGGCCGATCCTTCATACCTTCAAGCCTTTCCATAGATTCGGATCGTACCCGTGTCAAGGAGAGGCTCAAGCCTTAAAACGGGCTCAAGCCTCTCCCCAAAAAACGAATCAAGCCTCTAGACCGCAGCTAGCGCATACCCCGGCCATGAACGTATGACCAGAACCCTCGCAGTAAGTACCCTTACGGGCACCGTAAGTCTTCCCGCGGCTACGCCACGTAGGACCATTCCAGGGCCGCAGAGCTTTCGTCTCCCGGTCCAGCGATGGCAGACAACCCGTCGCGATCCCGTAGCCGGCCAGGGTCTGCCACCACTCGAAGTCAGCGCCGACAGGCGGCGAGATCTCGCCGTAGGTGAACTGCGGATGCAAGTCGGACACGATGATCCCCGTGTTAGGGCCGTTGCCCTTGGCGACGACTTCGATCCAGCCGGACCCTAGGCCCAGGTTGCCGTAGGCGAAGCACGCGGTACGGCAGTCCTCACGATATGACTTGACCGCGTTGGACCATCCCCTAGGGCCGCTGGCATGCCGGGAGATAACCCGCGGCGACTGAGAGCCGGCCATCCCTGGCGCCAGGTGACGTACAACGATGATGTCGGTATCGGTAGCCATTGTGTAAGTCCTCTCATAGGTTGCGGCTAGTTCCGCATGCCGGATACCGGGAACGTATCCCCGGTAACCGACAAGCAACGCTAGGCGCCGAAGTCGTCGCTGTAGTCAAGTCCAGCGTGTCGAGTAGTCGCCGGCCGGTACGTTCTGGCCGTTACCGGGGCCGCAAACACGGTTCCCATGAACGCGACAGTCCCATTGCGGACTGTCCTCAGTAGGGCCGCTAGCCGGCGCGGTAGAGAACACGTCCACTAGTGCGGATGTCTCGCCAGGGCCGGGCGTAAACCACGCCAGAACGGCCACTAGGGCCGCGATCGCGCGGATTGTGTAGATGCTCATGCTCATCAGTAGTCCCTACCGGCAAGCGTTACCAAAGATTCGAACCGTGCCAGGACATCGCCGGCCGATACCAGAGACTCGACCGTAAGCGACCCGCCGATAAACGCGGCCGCCAGCGATGCGGCGGGGTCTCCGTCATCTAGGGCCGCCAATTCTGCCAGCGATGCCGGGACCGTGGCGCCACGCCGGTAGTCCCAATTAGACAGTGCGACACCCTGTCCGCCGATAGCTTCGAGTACGTCGCAGATAGCGAAGTGAACCGCCATCGCGCATCCCCACGGGTCATGTTTCCAGTCATCTATGCCAGTCTCAGCGACTACCCGGGCGATATTGCTAACCACGATTGTGTCCTCTCGGTTGTTTTGTTTGCGACTAGCCGCCGCATGCCGGCGCCAGGACAACGCGGCCCTGGCGCCGGTAAACGCGGCTAGGTTGCGACGACGGCCGAACGGATGAACCCGGCATCGTTACCGCCAGGGCGACGCCAGCGATGGCCTTTCGCCCGGAGCCCGACGACGACGCCGGCCGGGTCCTGGCGCCTTTCGTCGCTCTCGTCGCCGTCGATAACGGCGAACCCGTGCCAGGTCTCCGGCAATGGCTTACCGCGGGGCGTATCGAATGGCATTGCTACGGTTCCGCCGGACGACAGGATGTCAGTCAGATACCGGTCACTGGTATGCGAAGGTTCCTTCGCCGAATAAGTGAGTGAATACTCGGTACTCGGCGCCCGATTCTCAGGTTGCCAGGCGGTGTAGTCGTACAGCTCTACGCCGGCAGCTGCCAGGGCCGCAATCATATCCGGCGCAAACAGTTCCCACCGGATATCGCTGGTGGTATTCAGTCGCAGATTAATCCGGCCATGGCGCTTAAGGGCCGCGCGAATCTCCGCCCCGATAATCAGGCCACATTCGTAGGGCCGCGCCAGAAGAAACGCGGTACGGGCCGCCTGTCCACGCTGGGCGGCCGGCATGCCGGATTGACCGGAGAACACTAGGCACGCTGAGATACAGCCGGCAGATGCCCGCGGGCATAGGTTGTAGGCCCCGGTCAACTCGAATGCGGCCCGGATATCTGCCAGGGCCGGCGCCATAATCCCGTTAGCCGGAGTCAGCATCATGCCAAACGAGGGCAACGTGTTTTTCGCCAATTTGGACTGGGCGGCGCCGGAAGTAAGAATCGGCGCGGGCTCATCGGCATAACCGATAAGCGCGCGTAGGTTGCCCTGTACCTTACGGGCCGCGGCGACCTTAGCCTTATCGGCCGGCGTTGCTTGCGTCATACCGACGATTACCGCGGCGCCGAACCCGGCCGTTGCCAGGATGGACTCGACTCGAGTAAGCCCGCTGGGCTTAGTTGCGTTCATTGTGCTCTCTCCTGTGTTTGTAAGCGTGTCAAGTAGGGACATACAGACAACCTAATCCCCATTCCGTAACCGTGTCAAGTCCGAGAACGTGCAATAGATACCGAACGCACTCGACTTGACTACCCGCGGCGCGGCCCGACTCGACACTCCGACAACTCGACAACTCGACATACCCGGGGGCGCGCCAGGTGGGCGACTCGACTCGACTCGACTCGACTAACCGGGGCCGGCGCGGGGCCGGCGCGGCCCCTGGCAGCTCGGCGCCGGCCCCCACGGGATGCATACCCCCCGGGGGTATGATGACCGCTGGGTTAGGCTGCTGAATTTTTCGGTACGGGTTTTGAAGCCGGTGGGGGGCTTTGACCTGCGGTTTTCGCGTCCTTGAGCGTGTTTTCGTGTGATTGGTGGTGGTTTGGGGTGCCTTGGGGTGCTGATCGGCCTGATCGTGTGCCGATGCCTGCTGGGTGGGCTCGGACGCGCCGGCGGGTGTTGCGTGAGTCGGATGTTTGTTGTGTGTGCGGCCGTGACGGGGCTGATGAGGTTGATCATCGGGTGTCTCGGGCGCGTGGTGGTGGTGAGGGTTCGAATTTGGCGCCGATTCATCGTGGGTGTCATGCGCGGAAGTCGGCTTTGGAGGGTGTTGCGCGTCGGCGTGAGTTGGCGGGGTTGAGGTTTCGGCCGGCGGATCGTCATCCGGGGGGGTTCGGTGTTTGAGTCGACG